GCAAGAGTGTGCTAAGGCTAGTTATGTAGATTTAAAGCATTGGCAAGATTTTGATGAGAATATATGGGAAGAAATATTAGAAAAGAACATAGCAGCAGGCATTATTCATTGCCGACTGAAGTATTGGAGAGTTCCTAAGAAAATGCCTAGTAGTATAGAAGGTCAGGCTGATTACTGGAAAAAGTATTATAACACAGAGGGTGGTAAAGGAGACCCAGAGCATTTTATTGATGCTTGTCTTAAATATTTAGTATAATGGCAAAAAAAGGTAGAAAAAAGAAAGCTGATATTGTAAGAGACCTTTGGAAGAAAACTAATACGTTCCATAGGAGAAAATGGTATAACGATAGTCAACAAGCTGTTGATTTTTATTTAAACGACCAACTTACGCAAGACGAAGTTGATGCCCTTCAAGAGTCTGGTATGCCAGATTTTATTATTAATAGAATAACACCAGCTATTGATATAATGAAATATTTTGTTACCGCTAATAATCCTAGATGGCAGGCTATAGGAGTTGAAGGAAGTGATGCAGATGTTGCTCATATTCATAGTTCTATATCTGAATACTGTTGGCATTTATCTGGTGGAAAGTCTTTATTTGGTCAAGTTGTTCATGATGCTTTAACAAAGGGTATTGGATATTTTGCGATTACCGTTGACGCTGATGCTGACAGAGGTAAGGGAGAAGTAATGTTTTCTACTGTAGACCCTTATGATGTATATGTCGACCCTACTAGTAGAGACCTTTTCTTTTCAGATGCTAACTATATGATTATTCAGAAGAATATGTCTAGAGAAGCTTTGAAGAAATTGATGCCTCAGTATAAAGCTAAGATTTCAAGATGTACTGGCACTCCAGAGACTAAACAAGCATCAAGTAGAGATAAAAATGCTAGTTATTCTATTCAACACGCAGATATTGAGTTTGCAGATACTTTTAAGTCTGATACTGCTGAACTCGATGATATTATTGATTTTTACGAATGTTATCAAAGATTAAAGGTAGCATTTGTTAATGCTATCATAGAAACCCCTCCTTCTCCGGGTGAGATGAAACAGATTGAAGCAGAGATTTTAAAAGAGCAGGAGAGGATGAAAGCTGAACTAGAAGTCTCAATCAAAGAACAAGCTCTTGAATTACAACAAGCTGTCCAGTCAGGAGATATGATTCAGGAAAGAGCTGATTTAGAGATGCAGAAGATTCAGGATGAAGCTCAGATGAAACTTCAGGAGATGGCAAATAGCATGGAAGCTCGCCTCATAGAGGCGAAAACATCGACAGAAACAATCATTATGGAGAAGGTTGTTTTTGACAAACTATTAGATGACGAGACTTATGCTGCTAGAGTGCAAGATTTTGTAGTATTTAATCAACAAAGGATAATGCTCACTTGCATAGCAGGAGATACATTCATATACGAACAAAGATTATCAATAGACCATTTCCCAATAATTCCTATATGTTATACACATACAGGAACGCCCTATCCTATGAGTGCTGTTACTCCTATGATTGGCAAACAAAGAGAAATAAATAAAGCTCATCAAGTTATGCTACATAATGCAAACCTTGCTTCTAATCTGAGATTTTTATACACGGAAGGCTCTATTGATGAAGAAGAATGGGAACAATATTCATCTGCTCCCGGGGCATTATTAAAGTACAGGCAGGGTTTTGAAGCACCAGCTGCGGTACAACCAATACCTATTAACAGTGCTTTTTATACCATAACCCAGCAAGGCAAGGAAGATATTGAATACATCTCAGGAATAGCATCACAAATGCAGGGAGTGGGTGAACCTCAACATGAAACTTATCGTGGTATGTTGGCATTAGATGAATATGGTACTAGACGTATTAGACAATGGACAAACAATGTTGTTGAACCAGCTCTTGAGCAGTTAGGTAAAGTATTTTTACAGGTAGCACAAATTGTATATAATGCAAATAAAGTTTTTAGAATAGTCCAGCCAGAAGCTGGTCAATCCGACGCAGAAGTCGAATCCGTAGAAATTAATATACCTGTCTACAATGATTTTGGAGAGGTTATTAAGAGATGGAATGATTACGCAAGTGCCAAGTTTGACGTTAGAGTAGTAGCAGGGTCTACTCAACCAATCAATAGATGGGCATTAATGGATGAATATTTTAAATGGTTCGAGGCTGGTCTTATAGATGATATAGCTATGTTAGGTGAAACTGACATCAGAAATAAGAAACAAATTATGGCTAGAAAGTCTCTATATGCTCAATTACAGAATACTATAGAAGAGTTAAATTCTGCAATAGAAGACCAACAAGGAACTATACAAACACTTCAAAGGCAGGTTGTACAGGCAGGAATCAAAGACAAGATAAAAGATGCTGATGTTAAGATTCAGAAAGCAACTACTGAAACTACTGCACAGCAAAAACTCATACAGAATATTATGAGGTCAGACCTTGCAAGTGCCAAGAAAGAACAAGTTGCAAAACAAGGAAGTAAATAAGTAAATTAAAAAGGAGAAAAACATGAGTGAATTAGATAAACAGGTGAACGCAGAAGTAGATATTAATGCACTGCCCCCTGACGCTAATCCTCTTGAAACAGGTAAAGAAGATTTTTTCGACCAGCTTGACAGACAGGTTATGGGGTCGGCTTTAGAACCGAGTGAACAGTCTTCGTCACCCGCTCAAGAACAACAGACAACTTCCCAAACTGGGAATCCTGTTGAGAGTGAAAGCGTAGGAAATGACTACGCAAACTTAGAGAAAAGGTATAGTGATTCTTCTCGTGAAGCTAAACGACTTAATACTCGTTTAACGGAGTTAGAACCATATTTACCAGTTCTCGATGCGATGAAAGAAGACCCGAATTTAGTTTCTCATGTGAAAAACTATTTTCAGGGTGGAGGCTCTGCACCTCAAGACCTAAAGTCACAACTTGGGTTAAATGAGGATTTTTCGTTTGATTATGATGATGCTATTACAGACCCACAGTCTGATAGTGCTAAATTGTTTTCAGCGACTGTAGATGGAGTTGTTCAACGCAGGATTGGTGAATTCGCACAACAGCAGACCGCTAAAAATGCGAAAGTAGCAGATGAAAATAAGTTCAGGGAACAATATAACGTCGGTGATGATGAATATGGTGAACTTGTAAATTATGCTAAAGGACATAAGTTGACGTTGGAGGATGTTTACTTTCTCAAGAATCGTGAAGGTCGTGACCAAGTGGTTGCGGACAACGTGAGAAGAGAACAGGTTAACCAAATGAAAAACGCCAGGAACGGTACTCCTCAGAGTATCGCCAGTGTGGGCAATGAGTCTAGAGAAGAACAATCTTTAGATAATCAAGTTTTCGACCAACTTTTAGGTGTAGGTGAGGGTCTCAACGAACTAGGACTATAACCCTTAACTAAAAGGTAAACAAAATGGCTGATACAAGCTATCCTCAGACTACACCTCTGAAACTAGCTACCAGCTCAGGACTTACCGAGTCTAGTAAAGCCCTATCTGCATCAGGTCTGTCAACTGGCGACCTCAGGAGACGATATGACTTCTCCGAGAGGTTTTCAGAATTAGCTATTGACCAAACACCGTTTTTTCGGTTTGTGTCAATGGTTGCTAAAAAACCAGTAGACGACCCGCAGTTCAAATTCACAGAAAAACGTCAATCGTGGATGAAACGATATGCGTATGTTGTAGGTCAAGTAATTGACGGTCCAGCAGATTCTTTAGATGATGCTACTTTCCGTAATTTCAATGACTCAGCAACTGCAGCAGCTAACGAAGCAATCGTGGCTGGAGATACTGTGAAGTTGTACATGGCTACAGACTATAAGTCAGCTGGTAACTTACAAAACATCTATGGGCAATCTAATGGAGCGATTGCTATAGGTGCATCCGGAACTGCTCCAGAATTCCTAATGGCTAACCAAATCTTACGAGTTAACCTATCTGCAACTGCAGAGGGTGGAACTGTAATTAGTGATTATGCACTAGTTAAAGTCACATCTGCAGGAGCTGCTAATCTCACTAAAGGTGGATTAGAATGTAGGCTCGTAGAAGGTGAAGTTATTAGGGCGGCAAGCGGTGAGCTTACTTCATATGCAAGTGATGCCCCTGTAACTCAAGTATACGACAAGGAAATCTCAGGAGCCGAAGGCTCTTCAGGAAGTCTTGAAGCTATGAGAGTACAGGTAGCAGGTACTTCATATGAAGAAGGTTCTTCACTACTTGGCAAATCATGGAAAGACAATCCATACAGTACAGGTTATGGACAAACTCAGATTTTTAGGTCTGAATTTGGCATGACTAATACTGCAAGAGCAACTGCACTTAAATACGAACCCAACGAATGGGCGCGTGTTTGGCGTGATAAGTTGATTGAACACAAGTGGGAAATTGAATACGCAGGTCTTTTTGGCTCGCAGGTTTCAGATGCCGCTGGTGTAGGTCACACACAAGGCGCAGTTGATTATATCTTGAAGTATGGTAACATCTTTAGTTGGAGTAAAGCGAAGACTCTTGATGACTTTCTTGATGATATGTCAAGTTATGTTGACCCTCGTTACAATCAATCAAAAGCAACAGTCTACTTATGTAGTACTGAAGTCTATAACTGGTTGCACAAACTCGGTGGATTCTTTAACAACAATATCGAGATAGGTGACAATTTCAGAGCAGACTTAGCTATCACGGGAAGAAAGAAAGTTCTCGGATTAGACATGACTACGTTTAGTACTGTCTATGGGGACATGAATGTTTCTCGTTGTATTGCTCTTGATGGTTCCGCAGTAAGTATCTTAGGTATCAATTTGGCTAATGTTAAATACCGCCCATTAAACGGTAATGGCGTTAATCGTGATACTGCTATCTATGCCGGTGTTCAATCACTAGAAAACTCTGGTATTGACAAACGTGTAGATATGATTCTTACAGAATGTGGATTCGAGTGGCAAATGCCTGAATCACACGCAGTTTGGAAGTAATCTAAACTAAATACATGGCGAAGCTCCTTCCCGCTTTTAACCCTCCTTTCTCCGGTTTGGAGCCTAGCCGTG